ACATTTACTCCCGCCTCCGCTCTTGGCTCTCACACTCCCAGTATTAGCCTGAATGGCAGACTTCAACATCTCTATTGAGACCATCCTCACCAACGAAGGCGGTTACGTCTTCAATCCAAATGATCCAGGTGGAGAAACGAACTTTGGAATCTCTAAACGTGCGTATCCCAACTTGGACATTAAGAATTTGACCCGCGACGCAGCCAAAGAAATTTATCGCCGCGACTTCTGGCGCTACGACTCCATCGTGAATCAAGATGTCGCAACCAAGATTTTTGACATCTCTGTGAATCAAGGCACGATCACAGCGGTTGAGCTGCTACAGAAGTGCCTCAACATCCCCGCTGATGGCAAGCCCGGGCCAGCAACTTTGAACGCAGCAAATGCAGCGAATCCAGCTACATTGCTTCGCTCTCTTCGCGTCGCCTCTATACGTCGGCGCTTTGCAATCGTTGAACATAACCCGCGAGAAGCGGAATTTCTGGAAGGATGGTGTGTCCGTGATGCCCAATGAAGAATACAGTTCCGAAGAGATGGCGACGATGAGAGCCAAGGCCCGCTATCTCGCCATACATCAAGCTCGGCTTGATCGATATCTTGTCAGGCGCATTCATGCGCTCGATTTCACCTGTCGCTGTACAAGTTGCACCAGACTCAGCCGCCCAACTGATTCCGATCACGAGTTTCTCAGATCAATAGGAATCAAATGGAACTATTTTAAGTATGTAGCAATATGAAATATCTCCAGAAGACATTCACACTGCCGTCCGGTGGAAGCAAGCTTACCGACGACGATTATGACTTGGCTGTGGGCAAGATCACTCAGAAGGAATTCGAACGTCGCCAAGCGGCGAAGAAAGACTCCAGCCGGAAGACTCGCGACTCCAAGAGCGATTAAGACCCGTCAGTACTATTCAGCGTAATCGTAAAGGTCCTCGCTGAATGCCTAATTACAACACAAATACATCAGTCTTCCCGATCAACGCTGTCTATCCCGGCGATCAGATTCTTCTCTTCAACGCGGAGCAACCTGCAACCCCGCAGGCCAGCGTCCAGGTCGCCCTCGCCAACGCATACGAAAACGCGGCGACTCAGTCGGTCTCGGTAGAGATTCTATTCTCCGGCACCCCAGGTGCTTTTAGTCTGCAACCTCAGGTCGCAGATACAGACGCTGACGCTTTTTACGTTGCCGAAGGCTCCGCAATCACTGCGGTCACAAATAACTTTGCGCGGGTGGAGTTCCCCAACATTAAGACGCGATTCTTCCGTGTCCTGTTATCCAGCCGCACGAACGCAGTGAACCTCACCGTGAAGCTCACGAGGTAAAGCAGGGCACCCAATGCAGGAAACCCCATTACAGGCATTTCAGCATTACGCATCATCCATCGGCTGGACAGCAGTCGTCGGGTTTCTATGCACAGCGACCTGGGGTGTATTCAAAGTCGGGGTCGCTGTTGCGGGATTTCTCAGCGATGTAAAGACGGAGTGGGAGTCCACCCGCGCAACAATCACCGCGTCCAAGCAACTTCTGGATACCGTCACCACAAATCACCTCGCTCACATTCAGGACTCATCAGAGCGCACAGCCAGAATCCTTGAGAACCAAGAGGATGCATTGCTCAAGATGGCCGATGCGGTTAACAAAAACACCGTCGCAGTCGTGGAGCTGAAAGCGTTTCTGGAAGCTGCCGCTTTGTATGGTCCTCGCTCAAAGGAAAAGTAAACAGTGACAGAAGAAGTAGAAATCGCACCAGCAGTGTTTGTTGAACGGCCGAAGAAACGTGAGGTTTCAGAGGCGTTAGCAAAGGCGAGAGTCGCAACGCAGTTTCAAAAGGGTATATGCCCAAATCCGGGCGGACGCCCTGTAACCAAGCCTTTCCGCGATGCGCTCTTGAAAGTGATTACCGCTCCCGAAGGATTCGAACCCAAGACCGAACTGGAAAAAGTTGTCATCAACCTTTTGACAATTGCGAAGTCGGGCGGCAAAGGCGCTGTTCACGCGATTAAAGAAATTGGTGACCGCATCGACGGCAAGTCCGTTCCTTCCGCTGAAGAGCTGGACGCTAAGAAGCAAAGCGGAAGCAGGATTCTGATCATCAACTCAAGTAAACCCTGAAAAAAGTAAATGGCGTCATTCTCAGAACTGGGCCAGGTCGGCTATGCAATTGACTTGGACGGCAGCAGATATGGAAATCCCTTCTCCGTCTACGCCATCGATGACGAAGACAAGATCGTAAAAGAATTCTTCGTTGCTCATGAAAAGCAAATCATTTTCTTCTCTTCCACAGCTCCCTATGTCCTTTTCGGTGGAGCTCGCGGTGGTGGCAAAACAGCGGCTCTCGTATGGAAAGCTGTCTTCACCTGCCTAACCATTCCAGGCTGCAAGGTCCTCATCTTACGCCGCACTATCGGCGAGCTCAAGAAGACCGACATCTCCTATTTCCTGAGCTATGTTCCAGACGCCCTCTATGACAAATACAACCATTCCGATCACGTAGCAAAGTTCAAAAACGGCTCAGAACTACACTTTGGTTCTTGCGATACAGACGAGCGCGTCGCTCAGTACCTTTCGGGCGAGTTCGTCCTCATTGAACTGGACGAGCAAAGTGAATTCACATATCACATCTGGTCGCGGCTCAAAGGTAGCAACCGTTGCCCGATCAAAATTGACGAGCACGGAAATCCAGTCATCCCGCAAATGGTTGGAGCCACAAACCCAGGCGGAACGGGTGGAGAGTTTTGCCGAGCGTTGTTCGTGCAGAAGAAGCAAGTTCCGGGCGAGGACCCCAGCCTATATAAGTCCGAGCAGTACGACTTCATTCAATCTCTTGTATCAGACAACCCCGCGTATCGCGACGACGTTGAAATACCTTGCCAAATTGGACTCACTTCCGCCGGCATTACGCGCAGCGTGGCGCGACGGTCTCTGGGACACATTCGAAGGACAGTTTTTCGAAACGTTCGACATTTCCGTTACAAGCATTTCCCGCAAGGAAGCCTATGCGCTGATGCGCGCTCAACCATGGCAACCAAAGTGGATTTCAATTGACTGGGGTTATCAGCACCACTCTGTTGTGCTCTGGCATACCCTCGTTGATATCTACAGCTCCGATGGAACGCCAATCACTGTTGCCCTGACGTATCGCGAACTCGCTGTGAACCATATGGGCGAAAAAGCATTGGCTCAAACCATCGTTGACTACACAGGCCCTCAAACTCCAGCCCAGGCTAAAGAGAGGGACGCCGAAATTGAAAAAATAGATAAGGTTTATCTCGATTCCGCTTGCTTCGGTGACGGCCCGAACTCCCGCGCCGATCAAATCGGCGATGTGCTCCGTTACAACAAGCTTCCACGCCCAGAGCTGTCCGATAAGGACAGAGTGGACGGCTGGCGTTTGATGCACGAAAAACTTTCGGCTCGTAATGATATGGGAAGCCGCGAATACTCCGATTGGATCATCTCGGAGGAATGCGAAAAACTCCTCCAATCCATTCCCCTGTTACTGCGTGACCCGAAACGGCTGGAAGACGTGAAGAAGACCGATACTCTTGCCGACGACTTCGGAGATTGCGCGCGCTACGGTATTAAGACTCATCTTTCGCCAAACAAGAAACCGTACGAAAACGTCCGCGCTGAGATATTGGCGAATTGCGCAAATAACACCGCTCGGTACATGGCCGACCTGCAACTTCAGGAACAGTGGAAAAACAAAAACAAGTTCATTGGTCGCCGGGCGCGCTTCAGGAGGCACTAAAAATGTGGATAAAAGATTTCTGGGAGTGGCTCACGACCTCCCGCGCATACCGGCTTCTACTGAAGCAAAACGAACGACTTCAGAAGGAAGTGGAAACCCTCCGCGCCGATAAGGATCGACTGATGTTTTCCATGTCGCCCACCCTCCGCTCCATCCAGCCCAAATCAGTTCCACAACCTTCCTCAGGGGAAAAGCAAGACGAAGCACCCAAGCAGGTTGCGCAAGTGCGAAAGCCATCGATAAACAGTTGGCGGAAGGCCAAGGCGCAATTGGAATTTATCTCAAACTCTAAAGAGAATCGCCGCCAACGTGCCATCGATGCGCACGCGGGAATGCCCTAAGCACCCTCAGTACTATTTGGCTGAAGGTGACTAAGAGATGCCGTTAAACAGCAAGGGTAAGTTTTTTCTGAACGATCAGCTTATGCGTGCGGCGGATAAGCAGCCTATCGCAAGTCCAGCTCAGGACGACACAGATCAGGAACAGGACGATGAGCAGGTAGTTCCATCACACAAGATTGAAGTGCATAAGCACGATGACGGAACTTATCATACGATCACGAATCACGACGATGGCTCACGTACTCGCGAGGAACACCCTGACCTTGAATCAGTGCATGCCCACGAGGACAAACACTTCCAAGATGGCTCTGCTCAGGGAGAGCCTGTGAGCGATTCGCCCGAAGACGCTGGCGATCACGAATACCGCTAAACAAGTAACCCGCAAACTTTCCGCGCAGGGGGTTCTCCAACCCCGCGCCGAAGCTCGCTCAGAAATCGACTAACGCATGCCTGAACCACAGAATGAAAGCGTCATGGATCTTGATGTTGTTCTTGCAGAAGACAACACAGGGGAAGACGCACCAAAGGAAGGCTCTGACTATGGCGAAAATAATGAGCAGCTTCCAGATGAACTCCAAAATGCCCTTCGCAGTTTAGCCCAACATTTTCTCAAGCAAGAAACAGTTCCTCGTCGCGAGGAAATCAAAGAAGCCCGAGAACAGCGTTATTACTGGCGCGGAATCCAGTACATCTACTGGAGTAACGACGACAACGCATACCAACCTGCTACCAGTTCAAGCGGCCTCAAAGTCAACGGAAAAAAAGACGTTGAGATGCCGAAGTACATGAATGTTTACAACATTTACCAGCAGTACATGCGGTCGCTCATCTCTGTTCTCACTCAAAACGCTCCAGGCGTCCGCTTTGAACCTTCGTCTCCCAGCAGCGCGCTAGATATCACAATCGCGGAAAAAGCCCAGCTCTACAAACACGTTGTGGAACGCAACAACGATATGAAAAAGCTACAGGCGGATGTTGCCCGGTTTTATTGCACAGATGGTCGCGTCGCAGTCCATACCCGTTATGTTAAAGATGGACAGCGATTTGGGTTTGAAGGCGAAGCTCACGTTGATGAACAAGCGGAAGGCATACAGGATTCTGACGGTTCACAGCGCGTTGCTAGAGGTCAGGAAGTCTTTACCG